GTGGTTGGCATATGGCTTACCTCCATGGGAATCTGCACTATGGCTTTCAACCTTAATGGTTTTAACTTTAACCAGTCAGTAGTTGATGTCAACGGAAAGATAATCCCAACATGGGCTGATGTTTTAAATAGAGCTAACCTTGGTTTTGAAGTAATGCACGAGCGTAATGCTCACAACTTCCCACTCGACCTAGCTAATGCTGAGTCTTCACAAGTTTCACTAATAGCACCAGAAATTGGTTGAAAAAAATTTTCATTTATTTAACATTTATAACTAATTTATTTATTTGCTCAGGCGTTATACGCCACTGGAATAATATGTCACACCAAAACTCAACCATGAGAGCGGGGGCTTGTCCTTACGCCATGGAACCAGAAACAAAATCTGAAAAAGAAACTAAAGAAAAGCTAGAAGCTACTTACAAAGAACCCGAAGGAGAACCTTCATATTAATATGGCTGACAACGTAAGACATTGGACACCTACAACAGGTAGAAAAAATCCTGTAGAAGTAAAGGTAGAACCAGTAAAGAAAAAAACAACTAAAAAATAACGCTACGTCCGTTCATCCCTTACGGGACGCATGACACCACAGCATGGAACGGGGTTGTGGTATATGGAGATAACCATGAAAGAAGTTACTTTCGTATATCGTGGCGTTGCTTACAAAAGAGTAATCAAGTAGATCTTTGGGGAGGTGCGAATCCTCCCTACTCAATTTGGCTTTTTGCCCGTACGCGGATACCAATTAGCCGTCATGACGGTGGGATAGACCACAAAAACCTATGAGTCCAATTAAGACTCACCACTTTTTGCGCAAGAAGACGAAGTAATATACCCTCAATTTTTAACGGAAAATGGCTCAACAGTCCACAGGGATGCAAGCCAGCGTTACTATGCCCGGTGCTGCCAACAGTGCTGGTGATAGACGTGCCTTGTATCTTAAATTATTTTCCGGAGAGATGTTTAAAGGATTCCAGCATCAAACAATAGCTAGGGATCTAATCATGAAGAGAACTCTTTCAAACGGTAAGAGTTTGCAGTTCATATATACAGGTCGTACATCTGCTGAATATCATACTCCCGGAAATAGTATCCTCGGTAACACCGATGGTACACCTCCAGTAGCAGAGAAAACAATCACAGTTGATGATCTCTTAATCTCAAGTGCATTCGTTTATGAATTAGATGAGACACTTGCTCACTACGATTTAAGATCAGAGATTTCAAGAAAGATTGGTTTCGCTCTTGCTGAGAAATATGACCGTCTTGCATTCCGTGCCGTAACTCGCGGTGCTCGTGTTGCAAGTCCTATCACAAAGTCTAGCTTTGTTGAACCCGGTGGTACTCAGATTCGTGTAGGTTCTACTACAAACGATTCTGACGCTTATAGCGCAACCAACCTAGTCAACGCTTTCTACGATGCAGCTGCTGCATTAGACGAGAAAGGTGTTAGCTCTGAAGGTAGAGTTGGTGTTCTTAACCCAAGACAATACTATTCACTTATTCAAAACGTAGGTTCTAACGGTCTAGTAAACCGTGATGCTCAAGGTTCTGCATTGCAGACTGGTAACGGCATCATCGAGATTGCTGGAATCAAGATCTATAAGTCTATGAATATTCCTTTCTTAGGAAAGTATGGTGTTGCTTACGGTGGAACAACTGGTGAAACATCACCTTCTAACGTAGGTTCATTTGTTGGACCAACAATGGAAGATGCTGAAGATTCAGACACAGGTATAAACAACGACTACGGTGCTCAAACTAACTTCACTAAGTCATGCGGACTTATCTTCCAGAAGGAAGCCGCTGGTATGGTTGAAGCAATCGGACCACAAGTTCAAGTAACTTCTGGCGATGTTTCAGTTATCTACCAAGGTGACGTTATTCTTGGTCGCTTAGCATGTGGTGCGGATTACCTAAATCCAGCTGCATCAGTTGAATTATACGTTGGTGCTTCTGCTCCTTCTGCATTCTAAGACTATTTATACGGGAGCTTCGGCTCCCTTTTTTTTATTTATATAACTATGGCATTTCCTACCACTAATGCTACTGCTGAATTACCAGCGGTAAATCAAATATTGCAGACGGTTGGTCAAGCACCTGTAACGACTCTCGATCAAACCAACCCAGACGTTGCGATTGCATACGATACTCTGTTACAGGTGTCAAGGGAAGTCCAAGCAGAAGGCTGGACATTTAATAAAGAATTTAATTATCCGTTCACACCAGAGAATAATGAGATAGTAATACCTAGTAATGTTTTACAAATAGATTTAGCTAGAGATGAATCCAGCAGTAGAGATTACGACGTAGTAAGAAGAAACGGAAAACTATATGACAGGCGTAAGCATAGCTTTACATGGACTACTGAAATGAAGTGTGATGTAGTGTGGCTATTTGACTGGGTTGATTTACCTCGTCCAATACAAGACTACATAGTTTCTCGAGCTGCTTGTTTTACTGTAAGCAGAATTGTTGGTGACGCTAACTTATACAGAATGTGTCAAGAAAAAGAACAATACATGAGAGCACAAGCTTTGGAATACGAATGTAACCAAGGTGAATTTACTTTCTTTGGACATGGAAAAGACGGTAATAAATATATAAGTTATGAACCATTTCATGCACTACAAAGATAATGCCTAATGTTACACAAACAATTACAAACTATCTAGGTGGCGTATCTCGTCAACCTGATACAAAGAAAATGCCGGGACAAGTAGTTGATGCTATCAATGCTTATCCTGACCCTACCTTTGGTTTAACAAAAAGACCCGGGTTTAAATTTCTCAAAAATTTAGGAAACGAGAATATATATGCCAATGCTAAATGGTTCTACATACACAGAGATGGAGACGAGAAGTATATAGGTTGTATAAAAGGTACAGCTATTTATATATGGAACGCTACGTCAGGTGTAGCTGCAACAATTACATATACTGGTTCAGCTAATACCAACTATTTAACAGGTACTACAGCTAATGACTACGATGTCTTAACTGTACAAGATACAACTTTAATTACTAATAAAACTAAGACAGTTACTACACAAGCTGCACCATCATTTACTGCTAATAAACTTGGTACTGTAAGACTTCGTGCTGTTACTGTAGCCACTACTTACAGCGTTACAGTTAATGGTTCTACAGTTACTTATACAACACCGAATGATTCAGCTAGTGCTGATACAATTCTGACAAGTTTAAAAAATAGTATTGATGGTTTAAGTATTTCTGGACTAACTGTAACCAGACTAGATACTACACTAGAACTTAGTCGTACCAGTGCATTTACCTTATCTGGTAAAGGTGGTATGGATAACGAAAGATTAGAAACATTTCAAAACCAAGTTGCTAATGTAACTCAGTTACCAGATAGATCTTTAAACCACAGAATTGTTAAAGTTTTAAATACTGCAAGTAGTGATGATACTTACTACGCCAGATTTAAAGCTGACAATGGTACATCAGGTGTAGGTTACTGGGAAGAATTTATAGCTCCAGATGTATCTCCCGGATTAACTGCATCAACCATGCCACATGAGTTAATTAATACAGGAACAAACGCATTTACATTTAGAGAAGCTACTTATACTGCACGTCTAGTTGGTGATGATACAACTAACTCACACCCTAGTTTTGTAGGTAAGAAGATACAACAAGCATTCTTCCATAGTAGTCGTCTTGGTTTCTTGGTTGACGATAATGTTTCTCTTAGCCAAGCTAACGAGTTCTTTAATTTCTACCATGTATCTGCCAGAACACAGATAGCTTCTGACCCAGTTGATCTAAGTACATCTAGTATTAGACCAACACTTTTAACAGGTGTTCTACCAACTGCACAGGGTTTGATCTTATTTAGTAAGAACCAGCAGTTTTTAATGTATGCACCTAACGGTTTATTTACACCTACTACAACTATTATTCGTGGTATCTCTAACTATGAGATGGACATCAATATAGATCCTGTAGACAATGGTAGTACTATAAATTTTTTAAGTAAGACTCCCGGTTACACACGTATCTACCAGATGCGTACAGCTGGACAAGAAATGAACCCAACTGTTTTAGACATTGGAAGAGTAGTTTCGGAATATATACCAAGTACAATTACTGATTTAGTAGCTAGTCCACAGAACAGCTTTATTGCTATGTGGGGTACTACAAAACCAGACGTTTATTTCTATAGAACATATAGTGATGGACAGCAAGAAGTAATGCAAGCTTGGTTTAAGTGGCAGTTACCGGGACATGTACAGACTATAGCTGTAGACTCTGACGTTCTTTATGCAGTAACTATGCAAGGTGGACAATACACTCTATGCAGTGCCAGTCTTAACCAGACTCCAGAAGAAACAATTCTTGTTAATGCTGATGGAGAAAAGATGAACCCTTGTATGGATTTATATGCAACAGCGAGTTCTGTTGTCTATGACCAAACAGATCCAGTAAACCCATTTAGTAAATGTTATATACCTTTTAATAATGTAAACACTTTGTCTCCAGTTCTTGTAATTGGTAGTGCTGCTAGTGATTTAGATAACCCTACTTTTGTGGAATCTGGATTTACTATCACACCTACTATTGCTACAGATGGCACAGGAACCTACTACAAAGTACCTTTTAAAAACTTAACGAGTGTAGCCAGCAAAGTTATTGTTGGTTTTAAATATACATTCGACGTTCAACTACCTACTACCTACTACAAACTAAATCCAGAGGGAACTCAAACTGACTACACTTCTAGTTTGACAGTTGCAAGAATGAAATTTTCTACAGGTTTGTCTGGGATATTAGGTTTTAAATTAAAACGAAATGGTGCTGCTGAATATAACGATGTGCAGCCTATACCACTAGCTAATTTCTATTTAGCTAATGACGTACCTCTGGCAAACCAGACGGTTGTAACAGTACCTATTCACCAACGCAATACAAACTTTGAGTTAAAAGTTTTTAGCGATTCACCATTCCCTGTCTCATTGGCTTCGATGATGTGGGAAGGATATTACTCACCACGTTTCTACAGGAGGGCATAAATGAGTGGAGGTCGAAGTCAACAAAACAAAATTATTGAACATCAAAATGAACAGATCCGTAAACAATATGAAATGGATCTTAAAAATTATGAGTTTCAATATGGTTTAAAAAAAGATGAAGATGGTAACTTTGTTCAACAATATGATGAAGATGGTTCTAAAGCTGGAGCTATACAAGATCAATATGAATTTGCTGTAGAAGGATTAAACCTTAGAAAACAAGCAGATCAAGAAACAAATGATTACCAAATGGAAACTGCAAGGCAGAACTGGGAACAGGGAAAGTCGATGCAAGAGTTCCAATGGCAACAAGAAGATAGAATATATCAAAAAAATATTGATCAATACGAAAATCAATTAGAGTTTAATTCTTTAGAATATGGTGATGCTATAGCTAGAGAAAGAACTGTTTTAGATGAAAGATTTATAGAAGCAGCTTTTCAAAACCAAGGTTTAATACAAGATTTATATGAACAAACTGGTACTGCTGGTTTTGCAAAAACTCAAGCTAAGTTAGGTTTATTGGCGAAAGAAGAAACCGCTGAGTATCAAAAACAAAAACAGTTAATAAATTTAAAGCAAAATACTGGAGCTGCTAAGTATAGAACTGCTGAACAAGAATTAGACATTTTAAATAGAAGAGGTGAGACTAGATATCAGCAAGCTGGTATAGGTCTTAATCTTGCTAGAGAAGAAGCTGATGCAAGATTTCGTAAAGCTAATATTTTATTGGATGCAAAAACCCAGACTCAATTAACTGATTATCAGAATGAAATGATCAGGCGTGAACAGAACAAACAAAGTTTAGATTCTGCACATGCTATTGAACAACAAACTATTAGAGGTTTACAAGCTGCTGGTCAAGCACAACTATCTCAAGCTGGAAGATCACAAGGTAAAGCTGTTCAAATGATAATGGCTGAACTAGGTAGAAATAATAATTACATTGCTGAATCTTTAGTTAGAGGTCAAGATGCTGCTGAAGCTAGAATGAGACAAAATAAAATTAATAATCTAAATGTTATTCAAAAAGCTGCATTAGCTGAACAACAAATTGATGTTAATAGTGTCATGAATATCCAAAAAGCAATGATGGGTGTTCAAGAAGCTGATCGAAATTTAAAGATGGGTGATGCTAGAAGTCAGTTAAATATGGATCAAATTAAAAAAGCAGTAATGGATCAATATGAAAATGCTGAAGTAGATGTACGTAAGATTGAACAAGATTTAAAACAAGCACAATCTTCAACAGGACTTAGCTTAAAAGAAATTGATTTTAAAACTGCAAATGTAGGATCTAGATTTAAAACTAATCAAGATATTCTCAAAGCAAGTTTAGAAAGTGCTGTAGCTACATCTGATATGAATATGAAAGATATCTACAGAGCTAAACAAAGTGCAGACCTAGCAGCAGAAGCTAGAAAAATGTTAGACCCTAACGTAGGAAGAGAAGATATTGACCTAGAAAACTTTAGACCTTTAGATATTCCGCTACCTAAATATCAAAACCCACTTGAACCTAAGATTCCTCCAGCTCCAATACAAGGTGCTATGCAATCACAAATGGGCATGGGAGCAGCTATTCCCGGTGCAGCTTTAGGTGGAGCAGCAATGGGATTTGGTGCATACTCAGCTGCAACAGCCGGTGCATTTGGACCGGGCTTGACAGCAGCATCAGCAGCGGGACCACTAGGTTTAGCTGTTGGTTTAGGAGCATTCGCATTAGGACTATTTTAATTAAAAACAATGAGGAACTTAACTTTTAGAGGGTACGCCCAGAACAAAGGTTTTAATCCGCAACAAGTGCCTGATGAAACGTGGAAACTCGAGTCAGAAACAAACCGTACCCTACGGGGTATGCAAGAAGTTCGTGATCAAAACCGAGAAAATAGAAGAGATCAATTACAGGCATTATCCCAAAATTTTGCTAAAGAAGAACAACAACGAAATACTAATTTTAATCTTGCATCTGATTTCAGAAAAGCATATCAAAAAGCTGAACTACAACATTATGAAGTAGAAATACAAAATGCTAGAACTAGAGAACTAGAAGCACAAAGAGATTACCAGCAATTAGAAAAGATTAAACATTTAGCTGGTAATGCGTGGAAAGCATACTCTGGTTTTCAGCAACAACGAGTTGGAAAAATACTTAGTGAAGGAGCTTATTATACAACAGAAGCTTTAAGTATTTTTAAAGATCAAGAAGGAGGTATTGCTAGAGCAAGAGAAGTTGCTTTAGATGGTTTAAAAAGAGGTGTCAAAGCTGGAGAAGCTTTAAAAGAGGTATATACAAACCCTGTTATTCAAAAACAAATTAATGACATGTTTAAAGGATGGAGAGATTACTCCATTCATAAACATTTAATTGAAGATGGTTTAAAAGATGGTGGTGGTTTATCTAACTATATAAAAAGCTTAGATAGAGTACGTTTACCGGGTAAGAAAATTTCCTATAACGAACTTAAAGAAGATGATACTCTTCTTGATGGAAGTGAGTTGCATGGACACAACGCTACTGTACGTAAATATATTACCCAACAAATGTTAAATGGTGGGTATTCACCCGGGTTTATATCAAATGTTTTAAATCCACAGTTAGATCAATTTTTTGGCGATAAAAGAAAAGAAGTAAACGATCTTGTTAAAAAAAATTTAGATAAACATTTATTAGAAGTTGATTTTAAAAATGCTGAAGCCTTTATAAGAAATTATAAAGATGGAACTGGTATTGCAGAGTATCCAGCTACTGCACAAAGTGCACAGGCTAGAAGTGCTAAATGGGGTATTACTGAAAAAGTAGTGTCTAAAGGTATTGAAGAACAACGATACGATAGAACATGGCTTGATAATGCCTACAACACACCCGTAATGTTTAATGGCAAAGAAACAAAACTTGGTAAATGGCGTGAAAAAGAATTTGAAACTTGGTACGACAAACTAGATACTGTTGAAACAGCTAACCGTTTAGCACAAGAAAAAAGGGATAAAAATACAGCAGAAGCTGTTAAACAAGAGCTATTTAAAAAGCAACAATTATATGCTGATACAGATAGAAAACTTGTACAAACAGACTATGAAAGTCTCTATGCTATTGCACAATCTCGTGGAATGAAGAAGGCTGACTATGATAAATATCTTGGTTTTCTTAAGGATGATGAAAATAGAGAAAGACCAAGCATAGAAAAAGCTAAAGAATTTGCTGATGCAAAAGCACTAGCTGGTCAACTTAGAGTTTCTGATGTAGTTACTATGATGCCACCAAGTCTATGGAAAGAGTATTTTCCTAAGACTCTTGAAGGATTAGATATTGGAACAGAGCAATTAACTAAAGCTTATACAACTATAGAAAATGCTATAGCTGAAGTTGGTAATCAGTTAAATGTATCTAGAGATAATAGAAATTGGGAAGTTAATGATTTATCAAGAGTAGCTGTTCGTCAATTCTTTCCAAAATTAATGGAAGAATTAGCAGGGCAAAAAGGTAATGCAAACATTATACTTGATAAATTTATTAGAGATGAAGTTGCATTAATTGAAAATGGAAAAGGTATTTACCAACTTAAAACAGACGCTAGTGGTAAACCTTTATACAATAAACAATTTGGTTTTACTTATTATGATGGACTTGAAGAGGATCAATTTCTAAATACTATTCAAGATACTCTTATTGAAAACCCTTCAGCCGTAACTGAAAAAGGATTTTTTGGTAAAGATGTCCAAGCTATTATTGATTGGTCTGAAGGCAGAGGTGAGTTACCTCAATCATTATCAGTAGCTTATGATGCACTACCTAACAAAAGTTTTAGAGCTATATCTAATGATGTACGTATTTCTGAAGGAAAAAAACCTTTAGATTTTAGAGGTATAGAAAAAGTTGAAACTATTGTTGCGCCTGAGTATCAAAAAGATTTACATAACAAACCTTCACTTCATAAAACTATTAATGCAGTAAGACAATCTTTTGAAAAATATGGTAATCCTGAGGTAGGTGATCAAATTATTCTTGAAGGTTTATTTGATAAAGAAGCTTATTTATATAATCCAGAAAATGCTTATGTTGTTTTTAAAGGTCCAGATGGAGCTGGTATAACAACTAATTACTTTAACAAGCTTGGTACAGAAATGACTGTAAATGATGTAATTGGTGCAACTGGTTCAAATATGATGACATCTTTTGGTGCGTTTGATCTAACTAAACAAGATTTAGATAGAGCAATTACTAGAGGAGAAATAGATTATATGACTCTTTTAAGTGAGCCAGTTCAACGTATGATTTTTAGAAATAAAATAAGTGAAGAAACTTCTAAAATTTATCCAGACAATTCCGATTATGCAATGCCGGGAATGGGTCGAGAATACGCAGAATTTAAAGAAGTTAAACCAATAGAAGCTAGAGAAAATTTAATTAATTTTGTAGCTAGTCAATTTGCTGACTCTGGATTTAATTTTAATCAACTTTCAGATAATGCTTTAAATGAAATTAATCGTTTATTAAAGAACAATGAATAGCTATCAAGATCATCGTGAAAATCTTTACGAGCGTTCTGTACGTGAAACAGAAGAACGAAAACGACAAGAACAACAAGAACAACAAGAAGCTGAAGCTTTAAAACAAGAAGCAGAAAAAGTTTCAACTCCTATCGAGCAACCTAAAGATACAAATAATATTTTTAGTAAAGACTTTGAACATAAAAAACCAGAAGAGATATTTGGTAAAAATGTTATTGAAGGCAGAAATGCAATCGTAAAAGGTGGTATTCAATTTTATAATAGTCTAGCTTCTGTTCCTAAATTTTTAGATAAAGACTTTTATAAACCTAATGACCCAAATAATCCATATAAATACGATGGAGCACATTTAATAAAGAAACAACCAATTCTTGAAACACAATGGGGAAAGCTAGTTGCAGATTTTACTGAATTTGCATTGGGCTATCGGTTTATGGGTAAGATGTTTAATCGAGGACCATTAAAAGCTTTTGGAGCTAAAGATCTTAAAGCTAAAAACCGTCAACTTACACGTGTTGGTGAAATAACAAAAGATGCAATACAAGGTGCTGCTTATGATGGTATTAGTAATCTATCTCAAGAATACGATCCTTTAGTCAGCGACATATCAAAAAAAGCTATTGATCTATTTCCAAATACATTTGGATTTGTAGAACCTATTGCTAATACTGATACTATGTCGCCAGCATTAAAAACTGTTCTTAACCAAGGTGATGGTGTAGGTACAGGAATTATGGTTGGGGAATTATTTCGTGCTATAGGAGTAGGTTCTAGAAAAATAAGAAATAAATTGTTTGAAGGTAAAAAACCGGTTGCAGATGACACTACTAAATTAGTAGAAAATAGTAGGAAAGTTGAATATGATGCACTTGAAGCTAAGGTTTTAAAAGGTGCTAAACAAGTTTATGAAAAAGCTGAATATAGAAAATACGTAACTAAGGTACAGAAATCATCTCAAGGTAGACCATTAAGAAAAGTTCAATTTTTAAAAAAAAATAAAGGTTGGGATAGTTTAGATCCAAAAGTCCAAAGACAGAAAATGTTGGAGTACGCTGAAAAACAAGATTTACCTTGGGAAAGAGATATGGATCCTTTTAGCCATGCTGTGCAACAAGGTAAAGCTAATAAAGCTTTAGAACTTGAGCAATTAGAAATGGATTTATCAACAGGTAATCCTAGAAAAAACCCAGCATATTATAAAGGTGGTGATATATCTGATAACCAAGCTTTAGTAAGTTCTGATAATCCTACTGCAAGTGTTAGAGACATGATTGAGATTAGGAACAATCCTACTCAAAAAAATGGAACACCCAGAGGAGTAATGACTGAAGCAAACATACGTAGAGTTGAATACACAGCTCCCGGAATGATGCTAGATGAAATCAATGCTGTTAGTAAAAAGCTAAAAGCTAGTCCTAGTTATCAAAGAATGTTTGATAAAGCTACATCAAGTGCGATGAAGCAAGATATGGCTAAAGCGTATAAAGATATTATTCAATTTTTAGATGACTCAGGTCACAGTAGATTAAGTGATGTTCCTTTAAAAACTATAGAAGATTATCTTGGTCCTAAAAAACCATTAGATATTGGTGGTGTTGATATACCAATTTTAAATCAAGAACAGATAAATGCTGTTGATGTTATAACAGGACAGTTGTTATTAGAAGCTAGAGATTTAGCTAAAGCTAGTATAACTATTGGAAAATCTATAGATGTTTCTGCATCTGGATCTTTATTAGATGGAATACTTGCTAGATATAGTGCATTAGCAAGATTAAGAAAAGAAACCAGTGGTGCTGTATCTGCACGATTAAGAGGTTTTAGATCTGGTGCTAAAAAAGAATTAATATCTAAAGCATCTGATGCAGTTGCTAATGAAGTTGCTACTTTTAAACAAATATTAAAAACTGATCCTTCTAACGAATTATTAGAAGGTTTTCTACATTTCACTGCTGAATCTAATGGCAGTAAACAGACATTTAAAGATTTTCAAGAGTTTTTTAGACGCAAGTTAAGAGGTTACAAACAAGGTAGCATCTATCAAAGAAATGCAATCATAAACGAAATGATGACTATGGGTGTTAACTCTATGTTGTCTGGTCCTAAAACTCCTGTACGTGCATTAGTAGGTACTGGTTTAGGAACTGCTATGAGACCCGTTGCAACTATTCTTGGAGCTTTTGGTAAATCAAATGATTCTGTATTAAGAGGAGCATATGCAAATCTTGGCGGAATGTTGGAAGCCAGAAATGAAGCTTTTACTAAAGCAATCGCTGATTTTAAAGCATATGGTTTTAAAGAAGATGGTTTTAGAGGTTATATAAAAAATAAAAAAGATTCTGAGTGGCAAGGCATGATGGATTGGGCTGCTCAACATGGAACTTTAGGGGATAAAGCACAAGCAAAATTTGCAAATTCTCTAAGAGAAATGAATAAGCTTTCTATATTTAACTATGGACCTAGAATTATGAGGTCTATGGATACTTTCTTTTCACAAATTATTGGAAGAGGTAGACAAAGACAATTAGCTTTTAACGAAGTCTATGACAAATATAAAGCACAAGGCATAGTTGTTTCTGATGCGGATCTTGATCGTTTAGTTAGAGAAGCTGAATTAAAGTTTGAAAGTAAAGTATTTACAGCTGATGGACAATTATCAGATGAGATGGCAAAGTTTGCAGCTGATGAAGCGAAGCTTACACAAGAATTACGTGGAACTGCAAAAGCTTTAGATAAGCTATTTGATCAAACTCCATTTATTAGACCATTTTTATTGTTTGCAAGAACTGGTGTCAATGCTTTAACTATGACATCAAAATATACTCCTCTTTTAAATAGTTTAATTGATGAGCATGTAGCCATAATGACTAAGAATTTTGATGATCCATCAATGGCTCAGTATGGAATAAGAACTGCTGAAGATTTAGAAATAGCTAAAGCGACTATGCGTGGACGAATGGCTATAGGTTATGGATTTACTGGGTTAGCTTCTTGGGCTGCTCTTAATGGATATATAACTGGTAATGGTCCTCCTGACCGTGATACTAGAAATAGCTGGATGAAAATAAGTGGTTGGCAACCTAGATCAATAAAAGTAAATGGTAGCTATGTAAGCTATGAATCATTAGAACCATTTAATGGAATACTAAGTATGATTGCTGATATTGCTGATGCACAGAAAGTAATGGGTGATGAATGGGCTGGAAATTGGTTTGGTAAAGTTAGTCATATAATAAGTGCAAACGTAATTAACAAATCTTTCTTAGCTGGTCTTTTACAATTATCAGATTTACTTACAAGTAAAGGTGCAGATGCTCCTAGAGTTGCAGCTAACTTTGTAAACGCACAAATACCACTATCAGGTATGCGTAATGAAATTGGTAAAATTCTATCTCCCGGTATGCGTGAATTAGAATCTGGCTTTAAACAAAGTATTCAAAACAGAAACCTTTGGGCGGATGTTTTTTTAAAAGAAGGAAAACTACCTTATAGATATGACGTTTTAAATGGGGAACCACTAAGAGATTGGGAACCAATAACTAGATTAGTTAATGGAATATTACCTATCAATTTGAATATTGGTACTACAAATGAAACTAGAGAACTTCTTATGCGAAGTGGTTTAAACCTAAAACAGACTTTTAATACAGGTCCAAATGGTGAAAACTTAGAAGGTATGCCAGATATAAAATCTAAATTCCAATTTTATATGGGTCAACAAAATGTTGAAGCTATGCTTTCTGAAGTTATGACTGATCAAGTTAAGGCATCTATATTGCGCATGGAAGAAGATAGAGGTAATGGTAGAACATATGAACCAAGAAATACTGAACATGGTGTGATCATACATCAGGTTTTTAGAACTGCTAAAGCTACTGCATGGAACTTATTATTAGAAGATCCAGAATATGGAGCTACAGCTCAGGCTTTAGAAGAAGCCCATAATCTTAAGAAAATACAAGATAATTATAGGATAGGTGGTGATTTTGAAGCTGATAGAGCTTTAGATCCAGATATAGAAAAAATTAAAAACATAAACAATTTGCCCAAATAAATAATCCGCCCAGTCAAATTACAAAAGGCGTAAATGGCTGTCACACAAAATAACTATACAGGGAACGGGTCTACCGTTCTCTTTAATTTCACATTCCCATATTTAGAGCAGACAGACGTTCAAGTCAGACTTGACGGTGTACTGCAACCTACAACTTCATATTCTTTCGCCAACGCTACAACAATTCAATTCAACACTGCTCCCAGCAGTGGAGTAAATATCATTATCTTTAGAAATACAGATAACGATAATAAGAAAGCAACTTTCTACCCCGGTTCTGCAATTAAGGCGGAAGACTTAAATAACAACATTGACCAGATTCTTTATGTAGCTCAAGAGGTTGACAACAACGCTATGAGTTCACTGGGAGACACACCTATGCAAGGTGATTTACCTCTCGGACAAGGATTAGGAATCATATTTGAAGGATCTACTACTGACAATAACGAAACTAGATTAGGAGTCGTAAATCCTACAGCAGACCGAGATATTAACTTACCAAACGTATCAGGTACTGTTGTCACTACTGGTGACACAGGAACAGTTACATCAACCATGATCGCTGATGGGACAATCGTTTCTGGAGACATAGCTGATGGAACTATAGTCAATGCCGACGTCAATGCGTCAGCTGCGATTGCGGGAACCAAAATCAATCCAGCGTTTGGTACACAAAACATATCATTAACAGGAAATATTACTGTTTCTGGAACTGTAGATGGCAGAGATGTATCAACAGACGGTTCAAAATTAGATGGTATTGAATCAGGAGCTACTGCTGATCAAACAGCAGCTGAAATTAGAACACTTGTAGAATCAGCAACAGACTCTAATGTCTTTACAGATGCTGACCATACTAAGTTAAATAATATTGAAACAGCAGCTACGGCTGACCAAACAGCTTCTGAAATTAAATCATTATATGAATCTAATGGCGATACAAATCCTCTTACAGATGCTGAGAAAACATTTCTTAGTGATGTAACTGCAACCGCTACAGAGATTAACTATACAACTAACGTAACCTCTGATATTCAATCTCAGATAGATGGTAAGCAACCTTTAGATAGTGAGCTTACAACTCTAGCTGGAATGCAATCACAAACTGCTTCACAACTTGCAAGTAGTACAGCGTTATCAGCTACAACAACAAACTTAAATATTACTCAAGGTATGACTAAGGCTACGTCCTTAACTACCAATAGTGATACTGAGTTTCCTACATCTAAAGCTGTTAATGATCGAATATTAACTGTAACCAACGCATTAGGTGGTTTTGTTGCGATAGCAGATAAAGATAGTTTTCCAACATCTCATCCAGACCCTAGTGGTAATGCCGGAACTGTTGTATCTATAAGCAATGCTCAAGGTATATCAGTTAATTCAAGTGGCGTAGGAACATTAGCTACCAGAGCTGGTGGATCTGATGCTGTAATTATTAATGGTTTTCCTTCTGCATTAAGAGGAGGAGCAACTGTAGGTAGTGCAACTAATGCTAACCCATATGTCTTACCAGCTAACGTAGGTTTACAGGTACAGACTACAGGTACAGCTCATACATATGACTACCATAAATACTTAATAAACGAAGAAGACGCAAATAAATTAAGTGGAGAAATACAAGATTTCCAAGAAAGATACAGAGTATCAGCTTCGGCTCCTACCAGTTCTTTAAATGATGGTGATCTTTATTTTGATACTACTGTCAACAAGATGAAGGTGTATAACGCATCTGGTTCTAGTTGGGATGATGTAGCTACACCCGGTGACTTCTTAATAAACACATTATCTAGTTCTTCTGGATCTGGAGGAGGAAGTGCAACATTTAATGGAACAGCTACAAGATTTCAATTATCTAACCCACCTGATCAATATGCACAACAGCTACTTGTTAGCATCAATGGAGTCATTCAGAAACCTAATAGTGGAACCTCTCCAAGCGAGGGATTTGCTATTGACGGTAATGACATTATATTTGCCTCTGCCCCTCCTAGCGGTGCTAGTTACTTTATTATTACCCAAGGGTCCTCAGTAAATATTGGTACTCCGAGTGATAACACAGTATCAACTTCTAAGATACAAAGTGGTGCGATTACTAATGATAAGGTAAACGCAAGCGCAGCAATAGCAAGAACAAAACTTGCAAACGTAGATTTAGTAGATGACACATCACCACAGCTAGGTGGAAATCTTGATGTTAATACTAAAAATATTTTATTTGGAGATAGTGCTAATACTAATGATGATCGTCTAAAATTTGGTACTGGTGCAGATTTTCAAATTTATCATGATGGACTTAATACTAAATTAATCAATAATACTGGTTTCCTAGTATTACAGTCAGATCAATTTACTGTAAATGATGCTGGAAATAATCATGGTGTTATTCGAGGATATGAAAACGGAGCAGTAGAACTTTACTACGACGGCAGTAAAAAGTTTGAGACTACCAGTTCAGGTGTAACAATATCTGGCACTACTATCGCAAATGGTCATATAAGAGTGCGAGATCATACAGGTACGGAAGATGGACAAATAATGCTTGGTACTGGTAATGATTTAAGA